TTCATCGCTATAAACTCTTTGTGTGCTTTCATACACACCGTCTCTGTATTCAAATTCCATAATTTGTTTGTCAAATTTATTTGTTTTAATACCAAGTATCTTTTTTAACTGAGGCCAATGCTGTTCAGAGGGTATAGAAAAAGAATCACTACCTAGCTTTCTAAAGTAATGTTCAACTGTAGAAAACTTATCGTTAAGATCCTTTGCTATTTCTTTTTTGTTCTTACCACACTTAGCATAGTGATCCAAGATACATGTTTGTAGTCCAGGTATATCAACCTCATGCTTTCTAACCTTTACTTCTTCTACATTCATGCCCACTTTGATTGGCTTCTGTGGAACTAAGGTCATACCATTATTACCTGCACCCTTATACATAGTCGCTGTCATACACAAAGACTTTTCATCTAACTGTCTAAGATGTCTGCGATTACGTTCTGTTTTTTTTACAGGTTTGTGCACTGGTTTACCTTCATCATCACATGCTAAATAATTACCTTGCCTACCATTTTTAACATATTCCATAGCAGATAAGTTGTGTGCCTTTTCTTTGTTTTGATCAATCATGCAATTTCTATCGCCATTTCTTTTAACAAACTTATCTGACATCGTAGTAAAGTTATCTGGCTCAGTTTCCAATATATCCCTAAGCACGATACCTCTATCTTCAGGCTGTTTGATTCCGGGTATGTTAGTCCAATAGTATCTCTGCCTTGACTGTGCTGATAGTAAGGAGCTGTTTATAAAATGAGGTTTGATCGAAACATTACCAAGCATATCTTTAAAACCCGGTGCAACATCATCTGATTTATAACACTCTGATACTTGTTGCGTAATCACATCTAAAAACTCTTTCTTCATTCTTACATTCTCTAGTAAGAAATACTTTGGCTTGATTGCTTTGAGTAAGCGTATGAACTCAAAGAACAATGCTGATCTAGGATCGTCAAATGCCAACTGTTTACCTGCAAAACTAAACCCTTGACATGGACTGCCTGCAAGCATGAGGTCTACATCTTGATAGTCTTTCGGATCTAAATTACATATATCGCCCACCTGTTCTATATCTGGATAGTTTGCTTGGCTGACTTGTATTGCATACTTATCTATCTCACTTGCGTAATACTTTTCTACAGGTATGCCAAGCTGATCAAGGGCGATACGCCCACAACTCATACCATCAAATAAACTTAATACTTTCATCTTTTTTCCTTATAATAAACTCTTACCATATACTTTCTCACAACTGCTACCAAAGTAAACACTGATACTTGTACTACAGATGTAGCTACAAGACTAACATCAAGATAGCTACACAACCTAAGCAAACCATAGCTGATCGGAAACGACATGAGCAATCCAATACCAACATCATTGACTGCTTCTTCCATAGATGCTTTGTCAATCTTCATTCCAAGGCCTTTTCATTTCATTGTCTGCTAAATAGTACCATGTGTTCTTACCTGGAACATTATGACTATTGACTCTTTCGCCTAGATACTTTTGCACATAGCTGACTGCATAACGAGCAGCTCTTTCGCCTGATGCTAGTTCGTTTTCTTTGAGTGCTTGTCTTGCAACAAGTTCTAGTTCTTGTCTTGTATAAAACTTTTGTTTGCTCATAGCTGATGCCACCACTCTTGCAATCTCTACTTCATCTGGACTGTCTTGTGCATCTACCACCTTGAAGTATCCTCTTTCAAAATCAAAGTATGCTAAGTGTTGTTCAGGTTCTCTTGCATTACGAGCTTCATAGAATAAAGTTATGTTTGGTTTTTTACCTGACAGCTTGACACCTGAATCCATCCAACCTGCAAAGGCACTACCACCCCTAGCTGACATGAACGACAGATCATCTGCTCTTTCTTTTCCTGTGTGATGAGCAATGATGACTGCTACTTTATATAGTTCAATAAGTTTATCTATCCTTGATAGCATCTCATGTATCTCTGAGTTAGAGTTTTCTTCGCCACTAAAAAAGTTAATAATAGGATCAATCATAACCAAGTCAGGCTTATGATATTCAATACTCTCTGCGATAGCATCTATGTCGCTATCCCTCATCAAGTTCTTTCTTAATCTGCCTGATGCTATAAGGTTTGACTTGCCTATGTTGTATAGTTCCGGGTCATGATGAAAGGGTTGGTAATACATTTCTATTCTTTTCTTTAAGAACTCATGAATGATCTCTGCCTGTAGCCACATAACCTTGAGTGGTCTTGAGAAAGACCTACCCATAAACTCTGTGCCTGTCGTAGCTGCTGCCGCGAAAGCTCCCAACCAGTGAGACTTACCTATCTTTGGTTTACCAAGCAACAATACTCTTGACTGTTCAAATACAAAAGCATCTCCCCAATACTGCTCGATACGATCTGAATCCATAGCATCCCAGAAAGGATCATTGAAAGGCCTAAGTCCTAATGGATCACTGTCAACTACGTTTTCTTTCTTTGCTTGTTCGATAGGATCTTCTTGATCCATAATTTCTTTTAAGTCATCTGTTAGTTGTATCTGCCACTGACTTGTATTCCATTTTTGTATGCCACTCTCATCATTAGGATTTCTTTTCAGATGTCCTGTGCATATACTTTGGGTTGTGTTTAATACTTCTTGCACACTCATAGGTGGAGTATTAGTTTGATTCCAGTCCAATGCTTTGATAACAACTTCTCTCATACCCCAACCCTCTAGTATCCATTTGCCTACTAGCCTGGCGAGAGTATCATTACGCATTCCTGTTTGAACACCATCTGTTGTTAGCGGTGTCTTGCTATCTACATTAATCTTACCTGTGTTGTTATAGTCATAAATTACATTCATGTCTTGACTTGTTAGTGTTGGTAAGTCATCAAGCGAATCTAATACAGCTCCCTCGACTACTTCAAACTTATAATTAAAAGAAGGGCTGACCATAACATAGCCACCCTCTCCTCTTATATCTAGTTTGCCTGTGGTGTTTCTAATCTTGAGATCATCATTGATTGCATAGAAATAATGATAGCCACCTCTAGGTGTCTTTTGTTTTAGTATTGTTCTTGTTATTTGACCTGACTCACAAAACTCACAGGCTTCTTGTGTGTCAGCATCAAGCACCACAAATGTTATGCCTGTGATAGCAGCCCAATTACATTCTGGGTATTGTAGATACCATTGCTTTACTTCATTAAGTGTAGGTTGTTTCTTTGTGTAGTCGGCCCACTTAACTCTTGGTGTCTTTGACCAACGCTTTTGTAAAACAATATCATCTTCAAAGGGATGTCTGCTTTTAAAGTATTCTGGTATTACATCGGTGGTAGACCCACATGGTATTAAGTGAAAGAAGTTTTCATGATATGAGATAAGCATATCCTTGCGTTCATCATTTTGTATATCTTGACCAACAGAGTCAGGTTTTATTTCTATTGGCATTCGTCCACTGATCCATAAATGTTTTCCCAACCTAAAGCATAGCCTGTCATCTTAATTAATTTCTTGGCTTGATTAACTGAGGGTTGTCTATTGCCATATCTCCAGGACTTAATAGTATCAACTGATACTCCAAGATCCTTAGCAAGATTATCTTCACCTCGTTTTTTTATATAGTCTTTAAGTTCCATAGTTCTCCTAAAATAGAAAGGTATAGGATAACTTATTCTAGGGGGGGTTAGAGGAGTTTATAAAAATAAACATTAACCTATACCTAAGACAATATTAAATGACTATATACAATAAGTAAAGTTTTTTTTTTACAAAGTATTGACAATGTAATTTATAGGAGTAATATAAACAGTGTATTTAAAAAGGAGCAACTTATGAAAGATTATTCTAAGCTTACCCTACCACAACTTTTGGTAGAGAAGAAAAAAAATCTAGCAAAGCAAGCTGAATTAAAAGAACAAAGTTCTTTGCTTGACTTTGCGATTACTGCACACCCTGAGGTGCATGGACAAGTCAATCGACTTTCTAACTCAGGTGGATCTACTCGAGTACAACTTAACGGTATCATACCGAAAGACTTACGAGTGCAATATAAAGTTACTAGATCATGGGATCAAAACTTTTTATCACAGGTAAAACATGACATACCTGAAAACTTATTTCCTTTTAAAACTAAATACGTTGAGGACTCTGCACTATCTAAAATGATAGAGCAGAATCATCCTGATGTGTTTGATAAGTTTCAAGAGGGTTTACAAACTAAAATCAACGAAAGACCTTATGTTGCTTTTGTTGAGCCATTAAAGGGGACAGTATAATGACAGTACATTACAACGCTGTAACACAACAAATAAGAGATCGTATTAAAAGAGAGGTAGCACCTGGACTACATTCTGCTTGGGTTAATAAAATATTAATGATAGTAGATGATGTAGAAACCATAGCAGATGAAATGACTTCTCAAAGTTTTCTATCTATGAACGACACGGAGGTAGACAAGTATGAGTCTGTTAAATGAAGTGTCTACAGGAATACAAATACCTGCAATTAAAATAAATATATCTGGGACTGATGGCATAGGTAAAACTACCTTTGCCAGTCAAGCACCCAAGCCTATCTTTATTAAAACAGAATCTGGTACTAACTATGTTGACACATCATCCTTTCCATTATGTGAAAGTTATGATGACATAGTTAATCAGATCAGAACTTTGCATGATGAAAAGCATGAATATAAAACCGTAGTCTTTGATACAACAGATTGGGCTGAGAAATTAGTACAACAAAAAGTTTGTATGAATCACTCAATTAAATCTATTGAATCACTTGGTTATGGTAAAGGATTTACAGAATCTGCTGAATTATTTGGCAGACTGCTACGCATGTTTGATGCACTACAGAAAAAGAAAATGCACGTCATTTTACTTTCTCATGTAGGCATTAGAACTTTCAATGATCCAGAGCGAGAGCCCTATGATCGTTGGGAAATGTCCACACATAAAAAAGTATCAGCGATGATTCGTGAGTGGGTGGACTTTAACTTGTTTGCAAACTACGAGGTATCAACTCGTACAAGTGGACAAGGTTTCAAGGAAACAACTAGAGCTGTGTCATACGGCAAGCGTAAGTTGTTTCATAAATACACCGCAGCATTTGATGCTAAGAGTCGAGTTGATCTTGGGGTAGCACCTTTGGATCTTGATTGGACAGCTTTCATGACTGCATTTAAGCAATCTTTAAAATCTAAACAAGGAGAAAAAAATGTCTGATTTTGAAATTAACTTGACGGAAGTTGAGGAGAGTGGATCGTTTGATCTAATGCCAGTCGGAGACTACGAGTTCGTAGCATCAGGTTGGGAAAATAAAACAAGCAACAAAGGAGATAAGTATTTATCAGTTACCTTTGATGTTACTGGGCCTTCACACGCTGGTCGTAAGATATGGGAAACCTTTATGCTCGAAGGAGCAGGGTTGAATGTGTCTGTTGCCAGGTTGAGAGATTGGAGAAGATCTATGGGGATGGATCCCGATGTCGAAGCCTTTGGTATAGAACAGCTTGAAGGCATGTTAAACGTACCCTTGTCTGCCAAAGTCAATATAGAAGTTGGCAAAGATAAAGGGGACGGAACGAAGTGGGATGACAAAAATAGAATTGCAAAGTTTATTGCAAATACTTCTAATAAAATGTCAGCTCCTTCGCCTAGTTCTAATACAGAATCTGCATCTAACGATGATGATTTTGATTGGGACAAATAATTTATTTACGAGAGAGAGTAAATAAATAACTCGAGTGAGTAGCCTTCTAAGTCAATTATACCAAGGCTACTCCTCGCACCTAAGGGTAGTATAACCCTAAACTAATTTTTGGAGAAATTATGAATATAGATAAGAGAGAGGCTAACGCCTTGATAAAATCAATGACATCTTTATTAAACTCTTTAGATCAAAACTTTGACAGTTTGCCTACTGATCTAAACGACAAAGTAAAAGAAGCTAAAATGTTATTGTTAAATGTAGATACAAGAACGGATCGACATAGAAAAATTTATAGAATACTTGGATTAAATTGAAACTACGCTACTACCAAAGAGATGCAATAGATTCTCTGCATAAATGGTTTGATACTAAACCAGCAGAGGATCACGCTTTAATTGCATTGCCTACAGCAGCAGGTAAGACTATTATCTTTTCACATTTTATTAAAGAGATACTAGCCAAAGATCCTAACGCTAGGTTTCTTGTCCTGGCACACAGAAAAGAATTGGTAGAGCAAGCAGAAACAAAACTTAAAATGGTATGGCCTGATGCACCAGTAGGAGTATTGGTTGCAGGTATGAAACGCTTTGAGATAGATTCACAAATACTTATAGCCAGTCGTGATACTTTAGCATCGCCCAAAAGATTAGATGCTGTAGGTAGTTTTGACTACATGATTATAGATGAGGCACATAATGTACCACCAAGCTCACACACTAGATACAAAAAAATTATAAGCACTTTGTCTGATAGAAAACTTATGCGTGTTATGGGTTGCACTGCAACACCGTATCGCATGGGACAAGGTTATATTTATGGCAATCGTAAAGATCATTTTTTTAAAGGCTTGGCTTATTCGGTTGCTATACCTGAACTGATCCGTAATGGTTTCTTATCCAGGCTATCTGCCTATGCTGTAAATGAAGGTGCGATTATTGATGCAGGAGCTGTCGCATTAAAGTTTAAGAATGGAGACTTTAAAGAGAGTGAGCTAGAAAAGGTAGCTATGGTAGATGATACGATCTTACAAGTCATAAACGATTGGATTGACAACGCCTACACCAAAGGCAGAACAGCTACAGTATTTTTTTGTGTATCAGTGCTACACGCAGAGAAGATGACTCAGTGCCTAAAGAACTATGGAATCATGGCTGAATGTGTAACAGGAGAGACACCAAAAGAAAAACGAGAGGACATACTAGAAAGATTTAACAACGGCTTAGTACATGCGATATGCAATGTTGGTGTCTTGACTGAGGGTTGGGATGCTCCAAGAGCAGACTGCGTGGCCTTGCTTAGACCAACACAAAGCGTTGGCTTGTTTGTGCAAATGTGTGGCAGAGGTATGAGACTGCATGATGATAAAGAAAACTGTTTGCTACTAGACTATGGAGAGAATGTGGCTAGGCATGGCTGTCTTGATGAGGTGCAACCAGATCGTACAGCACCAGGTAGATACCATCCTAAGATATGTGCTAACTGTAGTGCTATCAATTTACCCTCTGCTAAAAAATGTATTGAGTGTGGTCAAGAGTTTGAAGGATCTAAAAAGTTTCAAGAATTACAAACTAAGAAAGAAAAAGAAGTTGCTAAAAGAACTAAAGCAGAAAGGCAAGCTGTCTTATCTGATGAGAGAGAGAAAGCTAAGCCAAGATACAAACCTGTTACTGACATCTATGCAACTGTAACTAAGTCCATGAATGGCAGTGAGTATTGTCAAGTGATCTTTACAGTTAAGGATGAGTTCTTTCCAAAGAAGATGCCCTTGATGTTCGGACATCCTAAGGCACACCACATGGCTGTTCGTAGATGGAAGAAGATAGCAGATAAGTGGGGTGCTCCTGAGCAACCATGGATGGCTGCTGAATTAATTAATAGCGGTGCCTTTGAAAACATATCAGAAATTGTCTTACAAAAGCAGGGCAAGTATGAGAATGTTATAGGGATCAAAACAAAACAAAACAAAGAGATAATGTTGTGATTGACGCTAACGATATAAGAAAAGCAAGAGAAATTATTGCAGAAGAAATAAAATCTTATACAGATCAAGGTATAGGTGAAATTG